GCGAGATGCTGGTCTAAACGGCACGGCGTGGGTGGGGTAAAAAGTGCCCCACCCATTGCCACGGCAGGGTAAGATGGACTCATAAACGGAAGGGTAAAAAACGGCATGGAAAACGAAGACATTGTTGATGCGGAGCTCGTTGTAGAAGACGGCTCGCTAGAGGTAAAAATAATCGATCCGCAGCCTGTCGAGCGTAGCTTGGGATACTTCGCGCTTGACGGTAACTACGGTGATGCGAGTGGCATGATGGTTCTCGAGACTACGTACTGGAGAGACATCGACTGGGAGATTTTAGAAGCAGCATCTGATGACCAGCGTGCAAACGTTGCCCGTTTGATTACGGAATCATACGAAAAGCCAGAGGACATGACGGTGTTGTACGAGAAGTTCGAGCAGTACGGTATCGACCTCGATGACTTCATGCCGCGGGACCAGCTTGACAGCTAGGCCCCATCTAGGGTAAAAATAAAGCTTGCGCGGGTTTCTTCGTCGTTATCCCGCGCATCACACCTGAGCAAGTGTTAAAACTGCTCACTATTACCAAGAATAGTTATAACCCCCTTTGACTTACCATCGAGGGGGTTTTTCTTTGTCAGAGGCGTCCCCCAAAATGGGGACAGGAATAAATCAAAAAGTTGTTGCGTTCTACTTGACACGATTGCAGGGAGATGCAATAATCATCTCAATGCGAAAGCAGAAACGACGAAAGGACAAAAAATGGGATACACCCACTACTATTCAAGAACTCTCGATAGTAATGACCCAGAACTTTATGACAAGGTTCGTAAAGGTTTTATCGAGTTAGTAAAGCAAGCAGAACTCAATGGCATCACAGTTGCAGATGCTTTCGGCGAAAAAGCTGGCGCTTGGCAAGCAGATGGCGAGCGCATCTCTTTCAATGGTCTTGAAACTGAAAGTTGCGAAACTTTTTCTTTCTCTCAAATAGTTCCCAAGCAACCTGATTGGCGTGAGAACGAAAAGATTTATTTCGATTTCACAAAGACTAACTATCGCCCTTATGACGCTTTAGTATGTGCGACCCTAATTCTTATCAAAGATGTTTATGGCTCACAGGTCGAGGTTTCTTCAGATGGTGGCTGGGAAGAGTGGTCTGAGGGCGTGTCTCTCTACACTTCAGTTTTCGGGGGCGAAGTGACACCTGAAAAACTTTTTGCCGAAGAACTTGCACATTTGTCAGGAAAGTAGTAGATTAGTTTTCACTAGCAATAACAACGACGAAAGGACACCCAATGCTAGATAACACGAAAGATGTTCAGGGCGTAGGCGTTTATGCCGAGTTCCGTAAGCCCGGAGCAACAATGCAAATAATCATCACACCTGATGGTTACACCACAGATGGCAAAGAAGTTCCTGCCAACCTGTTTCGCAGAGTGGTAACACCTGCATCTCCAAAGAAACAATGGCGTAATTCTCCAATTCCAAATCACGCCATTACTGAGTTAGGTGGAGTGCCACTTGACGATAGTAAAAAAGAAGCGTTTGCTAATCAGCGTATGTTTTTCTCCATTGACTTGTTTGATGCGATAAACAATGGTGGCTGGCAGATTGTCAAAGATGCGTTTCTTATTGAAGTCTCTAAGAAAGATTTAGAGGACATACGAACAAGCAAGACACCCAACAAGTTGCTATACCGAATTGGTTTAGTGCGAGAGGCTAGTGAGTTCCCAACAGAACTCATAGCGTAAAGAGAAAAGGACATAGGGAAAAATGGAAACAACAAATCTTCGTGAAAGATACTCTTCACTTGGTGGAAGTTCTACATTGTGGAACTTGGCTGAGGAAGTAGTTGCACAGGCAGTTAGTGAAAACTCTTCAACAATTTTGTCAGCAGGTGTCACACCTGCGGGGCGTTATGTTGCTCGCGCTTCAGGTGCGGAAAGAGCGCCACGCAAAGCAAAGCACATTATCTCAGTAGATAGTATGGAAGGTGAAGAGTCTTATGTGCGACCAAATGGTGATTTGTATTTTGGTCGTAAGTGGGGCGAACACTCAGATGTGATGGCACTTCGCAAAGCAAGAGAAATGACTATGAAATCTTTCTCAGGTGAAGGTGGCTCTCCAATGTTCGGACTTATCTATGGCGCACCGGGTTGCGGAAAAACTGCTATGGTCGAGGCAGCTTTTGGTGAAGATGTAGTCACACTTATGGGAACAGGTGACACCGAAGTTGCAGACCTTGTTGGTGGTTATGTTCAAACACCTTCAGGTGGTTTTGATTGGGTTGATGGTGGTTTGATAGATGCCGCTATAAATGGAAAAGTTTATTTCATTGACGAAATTGGTTTGATTGACCCAAAGGTTTTGTCACTTGCTTATGGACTTATGGACGGACGACGCGAGTTAGTAGTAACTGCTAATCCAGAGCGTGGCACTATCAAGGCTCACCCAAACTTCTATGTAGTTGCCGCGACTAACCCAAATGCTCCGGGAGTTCGTTTGTCTGAAGCGTTGCTATCGCGTTTTACTATTCAAGTTGAAATGACAACTGATTGGGCGCTCGCAAAGAAATTGGGAGTGCCAACAACTATGGTTACTGCTTCACAAAATCTTGCTAAGAAGCAAGCATCAAATGAAGTTTCTTGGTCGCCACAGATGCGAGAACTAATCGCTTTCCGAGATGTTGCGAAAACTTTTGGCAATAGTTTCGCTATCTCGAACTTGCTTGCTTCTGCCCCCGAAATAGACAGACCTGTCGTAGCAGATGTGCTGACAAGGGCTTACGGGGAAGAGGTCAAGTCAGCGAAAATCTAACCCCTATGTCGGGTTTTCGCTGAGAGGTGGGGGGCGCTTCAGGGTGTCGCGCCCCCTACTTTCCCTACTTGACACCTAAGGAAGTTTCATTATAGGATTTACCTGTCTCGGACAAAGACATAAATGGAAGGAACGACGAAATGGCACACATAAAGATTTCTGCCAGCAGAGCAGAGAACACTCCAACAGAGTGGCTTGGCGTAGGTCGAGCGATTGGCGAACTCACCAACGAGTGGTCTGATAGGTCAGACATAATCGCTTATGTTGGAAAAGGCGCAGGTGGAATTGCACCAGCGTGTTACAACCCAGCGCTCGCTGAAGTTGAAGTAAATACTGAAGTTGCTTTTGGTGGCGCGACTACTCCACAAATGGTTGGAGACTTGCGCGAGCGCAAGCAACAATTTGAGTTCCCTAAGGCGACAGGTGCGATTATGCACGAAGCCTTTCACGCAAAGTTCTCTATCTTCGACATACCAAAGGCTCACGAAGATTTAGCGAAAGACGAGTTTGAAGCCTTGATGTTACTTGAAGAGGGTCGCATTGAAACTCAGGGGGTTTGGCACAAACCTGACTCACAAAACTTTCTACGCAGTTGCGCGATTGAACTTGTTATTGCAGATGCGAAAGAAATGGAAGCAAGCACTTCAACTACTCAAAGTTGCGCGAGTGCGATTGGTTTGGTTTTAGCTCGCGTTGATGGTGGCATCTTAGATTTGTCAGATGTTGCAGGTATCGAAAAGCAAGTCATAGATTTCTTAGGTGAGGAAGTTGTTTCTAAGTTGCGAGCAATTTCAAAAACTTTCCGTGAAACTATTATTGACTTTCCAACTCAGGCAGAGACTCTTCTCTATCCACTAGCAAAAGAGTGGGCAAAGATTATTCGCGACATAAAAGAAGAGAAGGGCGAGCAAGATGAGCAGATGGCTCAGGCTTTTGCTCAGGCACTTGCAGAGGCTTTAGAAGAAGCATCTGAAGAAAATGCTATTGGAGTTGCTATTGCACTTTCAGACCAGCAAGACCAAGAAGAGTCTGAGGCTGAAGCAAAAGCAAAGTCAGATGAAGCCAAAGAACAAAATGACAACAAAGATGTTGCGAAGAAAGTATTTTCAAAATCCACAACTGAAGCAGGTGGAAATACAAGTTCTCGACTTGTAGAAAGTAGAAAGCCAACTAGCGCAGAAAGAATTGCGGCAGTTACGATTTCTAAGATGTTTGAGCGAGCAAAGTATCGTGACAGAGATGCAACAGAGATTACTTCAATTACTCCACCCGGAAGATTACGCTCTCGCGCTCTTGTTCAAAATGCGGCTATGAAGTCTCGCGGAATTGTGCAACAAACTGAAGCGTGGCGTCGCACAGTTCGTAAGCAGACAGAGGAAACAACTCTTACAGTTGGAGTGATGGTAGACATTTCAGGTTCAATGGGTGATGCTATGAAGCCAATGGCGACAACTGCGTGGGTTATGTCTGAAGCAACTCGCAGAGTTCAGGGCAAGTGCGCTATGGTTTATTACGGCTCAGATGTTTTTCCAACTCTCAAAGCAGGTCAGCACCTAGATGAGGTTCGTATTTATTCGGCTTCAGATAGCACCGAGAAGTTTGACAAGGCTTTCAGAGCGCTTGATGGCTCACTAAATCTTCTCAATGGGAGTGGCGCTCGCCTACTTGTGATTGTTTCTGATGGACAATACACAGGTGAGGAAAAATCAAATGCTCGCAAATGGACACGGCGTTGCGCTGAGTCAGGCGTTGCGGTCTTATGGCTTCCTTTCGACTCAGGGCATAGCGCTCGCGGATTACTTGATGAAAGGTCAGGTGTAGTTATGGCAGGTGTTCTCGACCCTGTAACGGCTTCAGTTGAAATCGGAAAGACCGCAGAGCGAGTCCTAACAAGTGTGGGTATGCGGTAGCAAATACGGCACACCTTCAACCCGAAACCTTGATAGCGTCCTTCCAACGCATTGTCCAATCTGGGTAAGGGTAAAACGGAAGCCCCGTCAGTAAAACGGCGGGGCTTCCACTCTAAAAAATAAAACGGCGAAAGGGGTAAAAATGCAAGAGACACTACAACCGTATCTCGACCAAGCAGGTGCGGTCATTGAGTGGGGCGTGGGATTGCCCCATCACGAAAGCAAACGGGACGCTATGTTTTACCGCGACGATAGTAGCTTCGTTTGCAAGGTAAAAATTTCAGAGTTTGCTGTTGATGTTTATTGTGACGGCATCACAGATGTAAGAGACCGAACAAACGACGGGCGTTATAGAGATGGCTCGGATTTAATACGGGCTGGGTATGACACCGATGAGAAACTCAACGAGGCAACCGACAGCGGTGACTTGGACGTTGTTAATAACAGTTGGTTCGATTTGTATTGCGATGGCGAGCATCTTGATGCGGTAAGCCACGACATCTTCGATGCGGTACAAAGCGCGGTTGCTTGGTTGCAAGAAGAGAAAGACAATGCGCTGAAGATTGAAAACGTATCCCTATAACGGGTAAAAATAACGACAAGGAGAAAACGACGATGGCAAGAGTTATTCAGTTGATGTTGGTTGAAGCAGAGACAGCAGAAGACGCAGCGAGTTCTGTATCAAGTTTGCTTGGAGATGGTTCTCCTAGTTGGTCGGACTACCACGACCTTGTTGAGGAGTTTGATGGTAAGTCAGCAGTTTCTTATGCGGAGACCATTGGCAAGTTAAAGTTCAAGGAGTTCCTTGATTACCGCGAAGCTGATCTGAAAAGATACTACGACCGGGTAAAAAATTTCGATCTCGCCAAAGCAGTTGAGAATTACGATCCGTTTCGGCCAGGGTATTCTTTTACAGAAGATGACTTCCGAACCTACGAACTACGCAAACTTGCAAACCTCTTGGAAGATACTTGGACTATGGACACGGGCGTCTATGACTTGGAGATTTGGTCAGCGAACCTCAAAGCCTTCAGAGAGCGTTGCGAACTTGCACCTGAGATGCAATTCCTAGTTGCGGTGAGTTTTCACCACTAGGCGACACGCCCAGCGGAAATGTTTGACACAGATGCAGGAAAGTGCAACAATAGGCTCAAACGACGAAAGGAGTAGAAATGGCGACTAAAAAGCCCGTCATTATTTACATACATTGTTGGAGATGCGGTGCGCCCTTCTCTATCAAGGAAAGTGATTACACTCATCACGCAGGGTGCGGAAAATGCTAAGAAGCGTCTGCGCCAGATGCGGTTGGGAACTTCATCAAGACTTCGGGTGGGTAGATGCCTTTGGCGAACTCACTTGTGCAGATGGAGTAGCCCATCAAGCATCAAAAGTTGTTACCAAATCGTTACCAAAAAGTGCTTGACTTGACTTGACAGATGTCAGGAAGGTCGTGTAATGTTTTATCTATCAGGGAAACCTGAGAACCTCTCTGAGGAAGTCTCCGAGAGAAATGACGAAAAGAAAAGGAGTCTTAGTTATGTCTAAGGCAACAGTTACAAAGACAGTAGCAACACCAGCAGTAGTAGAAGTAACAACCACAGTTGAGACAAAAGCAAATGCGGTTTATCTCGACAAGGCAACACAGATTGTGATTGAGCAGTTTATTGAGAAGCGTGACCTCATCACAAAGATGGAAAAAGAAAAGAAGGAACTAGAGGCACAAATCAAGAATTATCTTGGTGAGGCGACACAGGGACTTCTACCAGATGGAACTCTCCGTCTTGAAGTATCACACCGCGAGCGTCGCGGTATTGACACCGAAGCCCTAAAGACCGCCTTCCCAGAGGCATACGAAGCAACACAGACTCTTAGCAAGTATGTGGTGCTAGTCGCTAAGTAAAACCTAACCCCCCAATTAGGAGAAGCCCCTCGCAGAAATGCGGGGGGTTTTCTTTTGCTCAGATGTGGGGGTAAAAATTCCGGGAGCTGCGGCAGCAAATTCCAGGTCAGCAGCAATTTCCTGCACCAGGACTTCCAAATAACTTTTCAATGATGCACGGATTATTTGGTGGTGGGTGCGGTGGTGGTGGTGGCGCTCGCAAAAAGTTTGCGACACGCTGAAAAATAAACTTGACAGAAATGCAGGGAAGTGAAATGATTCTTTCATACACGGAGTTCAGCAGTGGTCACCTGAACGACTTAAGACTCTAGAGGGTCGGAAACAAGATGTTGCTCCGTGTATACCTAAAAATGACGAGAGGACAACTCAAATGGCAACAATAGAACTAAATGAAAAAGAAGCAGAACTATCTGCAATGGGTATGGCAATGTTATTAACTTTCTTTCAAGAAAGAATTAACAAGCACAAGAACCACAAAGATTATTCAATGGATAAGTTGTTTGCAATGATGGAAATGTATGCAACAACAGGCGACCTGTGGGTGCGGTTTCAAGAAGCAACAGGAACTACAAAAGAAGAGATTGCACAGTATCTAGCAGAGCAGGAGAAGTAAAAATGGTAAAAGCAGATGAAAAAGTAGTTGCGAGACTACAAGAACTAAGACCACTTCAACGAGAAAAAGCAAGAGGGTTGAAGAGAGATGCTCCTGAAGTTTTAGAGTTCGACAGACTTCTTGTAGAGGAGATTGAGCGAGGAGTTTCGGCAGCAGAACTTGCGGTGCTTCTTGGATACAAAACTACGGGTGGAGTTTCTAATAGATACAAAAGAGTAAAGAAAAGTTATTCTGTTGGCTTCACTCAAACTGGAGAAGTGAAATCTACTCAGAGTTATAGGTTGGGGAGAAAAAGAAAAAAGATGAAAGTTCGAGACCTTGTAAATCACTTGCAGATGAACTATCTCCCTGATGACGAAGTTGATACAAGAGATGTTGTTGAGTTAATAAAGGAGTTAGAGGGTAAAAATGAGTGAGATGGGAACGATTGACTCAATAACTCTTTCGCGGACAGTTTTGTTTGTTGGCGATTACTTTTCAATGATGACGACAGTTGTCCTAGATGAGAAGTTGCGTGCCGAAGGAGAAGACGACGACGAGTTTGCCATTAGATTGGCAAAGCAATTTATGTTGGGTCACTACGGGTGGGACTTGGAGTCAGTTTCCAATGAAATTGGGGTTGTAGAGGAGTAGCTGCGGCAAATCAAGGGTAAAAATTTGTTTTATTCTAGAACTCCAGCTCGTGCTGGAGCTCCGCGCTCGCCGAGCTGATGAGGCGGGATTGCTACCCCCTGCCGCACCCTTTCCTGCACACCCTATGCGGGGAAGAGGTGTCCCTGCGTGCCTTCCTATCACACCCCTAAAAGAGGTTTACGATTGAGGTATGTCAGAAATAGAGATTCTTGATTCCTCAGTCCACACCAACTCAGATGGGCAAAAGTTTGTTGCCGCATTGGTTGATGATACAAATGATGGAAGAGTAAAACTTGTAATTATGTTTGATGAAGAGGGCTACACGGCTGTCCTTGATTTAGACACACTCATTGAGGAAGAAGATGTTTCTGCAAAGAGGCACGCTCATCTAGGAACTGAGTATGACGAACTACTTAGAGAGATGCTCTGGGATTACTGATGACAACGATGGTGGCTGTGCAAGGACCTCATTGGTCTGTGGTTGGTTGCGACAGCCAAGTAACTGAAGATGACAGGATTTTCTACCTTCCAAAAGATAATCCAAAGATAGTAAAAAATGGGCCCTTCTTGTTAGGGGCCGCGGGTGACATGCGGGCAATTAACTTGCTTGCTTATCAGTTTAAGCCACCTGTGCCGCCTATGAATTGCTCTGGCAATAGGCTGGATAAATTCATCTCAACTAAATTTATACCTGAACTCAAAGCCTTGTTTGATGAGGTGCAGTATGGCGAGAAGGGTAATCAAGACTCAACAATTCTCTGCGTTGTGCACGGTGCGGTCTATGAGATTGGCTCTGGTTATGACTGGGCAAGGGACGCATCTGGAATTTACGCATTTGGATCTGGCGGAGCTTACGCTCTTGGATCGCTGCACGCTGATCTCCAGGGTAAAAAATTCTCCGTTTCTTCAGTGCGTGCTGCTGTGCGGCGCTCGCTGGAGATTGCAACAAGCCTGGAACCTAACACGGGTGGTCAGTTGTTGATTTCTGTTCAGCAAGACGAGTGTCATCAGCCAAGTCGTTAAAGTTATTTGGAAGTTAAAACCACCAATACGCCTTAGCCTCGAAAGTGTCACTAAAAATCGGACATTTTGCCTGTGGTCTTTCTCACAAAAAATTATTTTATTTTCCTGCATTTGGACTTGACTTTCCTGCACTTTCGTATAAAGTTATCTATGTAAGGAAAAAACGACGAAAGGAAAGACAATGCGAGGACTACCTGATAGTGCGGTTTATGGCACATACAAGCGCCTAAAGCCACGCCGTCGCCGTAATCGCCGACAGGAACTAACCTTCCTAGAGATGGTGCAGGAAATCCTTCACGCTCTCTATGTGTGGAACTTGCGTAGAAAAGCGACACGCCGATAGTTTGACAAAATGCAGGAAGATGTAATAAACTTATCCAGTAAGACAAAATGACGAAAGGAAACAAAATGTTCGACAAAGCGATTGAGTTCATTGGACTAGCAGAAACTTCTAAGTGGAAGCAAGAGCGCAAGTATGTGGTGCGCCGTAATGTGTTCTTCTCTGTGGCGCTCGCCGTAGTTGTTTTTGCGGTGTGGCAGGTGTCTGCCAATTTGTGGTGGACAGAAAATGGCTATTGCTGGGGCGATTTGATTGAGTGCCACTTTCCAAAGGAGACCAAGTAATGCGTAAAGGAAGATTTGGACAAGACCTTGATTTGATTTCAGATACAGACTTTGCGGACTTCCTACTGAAGTTTGCCTTTATGACAGATGCGCAACTAGCAGAACGAGATGCGTTGCCAACTAAGGAAGCACGCCGACAGTATGTAAAAGACCTTCCACTTCCCAACAGAAAGCGAGGGTAGTGATGGCAAAGGGTAAAAAAGCTGGCACAACTGCGCCGATTTGGGACGAGTTCGTTGAAGCGATGCCGATGGTCGATGGGAATCCAAGACCTGATTTGCTGGGCGAAGGCGAAACAATGTGGCAGAACAGGTTTTATGTTGTATTCAAAACGCTGTTGATACCTCATCAAGGAGAAGATGGACCTATTCATCTAAGTATCAGACATCAGCAACGCAAGGCTGTTCGAGATTGGCGTCATTTTCAACGCATCAAGAACGAACTTGCGGGCAAGCAACGAGAAGCAATAGAGATTTTCCCACCTGAAGCCATGTTGGTTGATGGTGCGAATCAGTATCACCTCTGGGTTTTACCGATGGGAGATACAACGCCATTTACTTGGAAGTCAGGTCGTGCTGTTTCTGGGGAAGAAGGCGGGCAAGAGTTAGAAAGAAAGATGCGGGACATGGGATTTGACCCAAAGTCAGCAATTCAAAGACCAAGAGATGAGGAGTAAAAATTGAAGAGTCAGCGTCTGGCTGAAGAAGCAGCGAAGATGTATGTGGAAGGTATGGCTGTTGAGGCTGTAGCAAAGCAACTCGGCGTCGCTTATAGAACAGCGAGAAAAGCCATTAGAGCAGGTGGTATCGAGTTTCGTGACCCATCACAGCGTCTAGTGGGTAGAACTCGTCCTGATAGAAGGGTTGTCACCAATGCCTAAGAACATTGTTTGGACAGCATTAGTCTCGGCGCTCGCAAGCGCTGGTGCGGTGTTGTCTGCGGTATTAAATTCACCAAATTTTGTGATGGCATTTGGTGCAGTAGCAATTTCATCTGCCATCTTGAGTGGAAGAGAGTAATTATGTGGTTATTTACTGATACAGGGTTTGTTAGTGCGGTTGTTTCAAAGGAAGACCGAAGCAAGATTTCTGTTCGCGCTCGCGATAAGAAGTCCCTTGAAGGTTTTGTGAAGATGTTCAAGGTAAAAATTGTGGAGTTACAGCATCGTGACTACGAGTATCGCGTCTACCTCACAAAGGAACAACTGACTCAATGGATTTCAAGTCGCATCGAGCAGATGGATTACGACAACTTCAAGACTCAGGTGACGAAGACTCGCGGCTATGATTTCGCGGAGCCTCTGCACGGAGTCTGGTATGAGATGCTCGAAGTGTCTGACAAGCGTAAAAAGACCAAAAAAGGAAGCACTTTAGGTTCACGCTGGTATGACGAAGAATACAGTTTGCCTCAGGCGTAGCGTGCGTGTCTGTGTTTGACAGACCTTCCTGCACGTGTGCTATGGTTTTAGTGATGAAACGACACCTTAGACAAAACGAAGGGCGCCTCAGCCCATTGGTTGCGAGTAACTAGCAACCTGCCCATGTCCCCTAACAAAGGAGAAGCAAATGCGAAAGCCCTTATTTCGCCATGCCGAAACTACTACGTTTGGTGTGATAGCAGCAGTGCTAGCAGGAGCAGTCGTGTGGAGCGCGGCAGCAAATGCAGAAACAGAGAACGAAGAACAGAAACAAATAGTGGCGGCTGAAGTAGCCGCGGCTGAAGAAGTGCGGTTGTTCCAAGTAGCAACAGCGCGGATTACCCAAACTGCGTCCCGTGACAAGCAGCTTGAAGAGGTAAAAAATCTGAAGACTCAGATACAGCTCGAACTATTTGAAGACAGAACTGTCCCTCTTGCGCCGCTTGAGCTGAAGAACTTGCTCAAGCTCGTTGGGTTCGAAGGTCAAGGTTTGAAGACAGCATGGGCTGTTGTGATGACTGAGTCCAATGGTCGCCCTAAAGCCCATAACTCGAATACCCGAACTGGAGACAATTCTTACGGGTTGTTCCAAATCAACATGATAGGAGCACTTGGAGACGCTCGTCTTGAGAAGTTTGAACTCAAGAAGAACGAAGAGTTGCTTGACCCTGTGACTAATGCAGAGATTGCATTTCACATGAGTGCTAAAGGAACTGACTTCTCGGCTTGGAAAGTCCAAGGGTATAATCAGGGTAGTGAAAGATTTGAATCTTTCCTTGCTGAATACCCAACCAAAGGATAGTTATGAGCCAAGAACCAGAGCGTTTGTATAACTTAGAGGAGCCTATTGTTCCTGCGGTTGAGCCTGTTGCGCTCGCCGTTGAGCCTGAGACTCTGCCTGTAGTAATGGCTGAGCCTAAGACTCCTGTAGTTGAAGAAGTAAAGCCTGAAGTGATTGCTGTAGTTGAAGAAGACGCAGCAGCTGAGAAGAAGAGCAAGGGTAAAAAAATTACGCCTCAAGCTGTTTCAACTCAGATCGCCGATGGCTCTGCGGTCTATTTGTCGAAGATCGTTTTTGAATCCCTCTATGCGAAGAACAGTAACTCTGTTGCTCTTCTTCAGTCTCGCCTAGTTGAACTAGGTTATGTCTCTGCTGGAGATGACAAGCAAGGTTGGATTAGTGCAGGAACTGCTAAAGCCCTTGAAGATTTTAAGGCTGACAATGCGGTGACTCATAGCCTCTACTCCCAAGAGATGATTGAGGCAGTATTCGCTGGGACATCTGTAAAAGTCCTACCATAGTCGTAAAAGAAAGAACCCCGCCTCTTTGGGCGGGGTTTTTCTTTTTAATCCTTATTCGACATTTCTTTCAATGTCTCTAGTTGCTCCACAAGTTGGACACTTCCACTCGTAGTATTCGGTGTCGTGTGACAATTCGATTTCAACCTCTGCCTCTACATCTTCAACCTCGAACATTTTGCAGTCTTCGTTGTAGCAAGCCTCTGCACGGACATCACTCCACTCGTGTTGAGCCCCTGCGATTTGGTATTCGTTTCCTGTAACACCTTCTGGGTAGTAGCCTGACATTTGTTTTCCTTTCGTCGTTTGCCTCTAAGTAGAACAATAACACCTTCCTGCACTTTTGCAAGTCTATTCGGTGTTTATTACATCACATTTTGATAACGAAAAAACCCCCCTGGTGAACTAAGCCAGAGGGGTCTTTCCCTAGATACTAGGAGGCAACCAGTATCTTGCGGACTCGTTGTGCGGTGTCGTCGCCCAGAGGAAGGGTTTCACCCTCTTCCCCTGTGCCACCAGTGAGAACGACATCACCAACGACGAAATCTGAACCAACCCAGAAAGTCTTGTCCCAGAGTTTCTGTGCGGTTGTGTTGTGCGGTAGCCCTACAAGTTTGCCTTCCTCGTTGAGCCACATAGTCAAGTCTTCTGCTAGGTCAATAGCCTGAACCCAGCCACCTACTGCGGACTGTAAGTCCTGAAGAGTAATGCCGTCAAGCTCCTTGACTTCACCTGTTGCGGTTAGAACTAGAGCCTTCATTAGGCAGCCCTTCCCCAGATAATGTCCTGCACTTCTTCATCTGTCATAGTGCGGTAAGTCATTGCGGTGCCTGTGTGTGTCTGCTCGTATACGGTGAACTCTGTAATGTAGCGAGAGCCTGTAAATAACTCACGCACCTTCTTGATAGTGTCCACGTGGAAGTTGTATTGCGCTCCACCTGCGGTGATTGAAATTCCGTATGTCTTCATTTTGTGCCTCTTTCGTTTTGTCGTTTATGCGGTGAGCCTCTCACCACACGCTTAATCTAGCACCTTCCTGCACTATGTCAAGTCCATTTACTGTTTATTACATCACATTTTGGTAACAAGTTTCTAGCAGTCTCATAGCCATAGTGCTAGCCCTGACATCACAATAACTCCCCAGATTGTAGGCAGTCGCCAGGTGCTAGGCAGCCTGGCTGCCAGGTCAAACTTTGACAAGTTGTTTTGACCTGTCATCAACTTATTTGCTACTCGTCAGTAACCAGCTGACCAGTCTGACTATCAACAACTGAACAACATAGCCAGCCCAACCAAGATTGCTAGTAGCCCAGACCATCAACAACCTAACAACTTCTTAGCCTCAACAAGTCAAGCCCACCTAGACAAGCAAGAGCAAGCCTGACAACAAGTAAAAGCAAGCCTTGACCTAACATCTCAACATTGTTTAGCCCCCTAGACCAGAGGCAAAAGAAAAAAGATGCACGAACATTGCCTTGCCTTTCCTACACCTACCCCCCTGCCTCAAGAAAAAAATAAAAAGCACATAGGCATTAACCAGAGAACAAGAAAAAGTTTTTGAAAAGAAAAAAGCCAGGGCCAGCAAAAAAAGCCCGGAACGATTTGGCGAAAGGCCAAATAATAGCAGAGCCGTCTGACAGGCCAAAAGTAAAAAACGTTAAGGTTCATAAAATCGCTGCTGCCGTACAATGTATTGGCTCCGTACGGCACCTCTAAAATCCTGTACACTATAGAAATGAAAATCCCTCACCTCTCAGCAGATGAAGTGGCTTTTATCAACTCCTTAGATAAAGCCTCCGCTGAGTCGCGCCTTCGCGCTTTGTGGGAAGCAGGTTGGTCTCTACAAGCTCTTGGCTCTTCTTTGGAACCTGCCAAGCCAAAGACAACCATCCACTTCTGGGTACGTCGTGCTGAGATTGTTGAGCAGCACAGACCAGTGCCTTCTCCACCACCCCGCTCCTTCACTGTCTCTACCCCTGTAAAGACAGCGCCCCGTTTGAGGACCATTTCTCCGGGCGTCCCTCCCAATGTAAAAGACCAACTACGAGAGCTTTCTGACCAAGCAAAGCGTTATAGAGCAAGGACCCCAGATAACCACCCAGTATCTGTAGCCAATCAGCAGTTGACTACGATGGTGAAGACCCTCTACACCTTGGGTGTACCTACCCAAGCGTTGGCAGAGGCCGCTGGAGTCTCCTACCGAGCCATGGCTCGAAGGATTGCTAAGTGAATACCGTTTTTAAGAATAAGACAGGCTCATACGCCCCTGAGGAGTTGGCTGTGGTTGTTTGGTCCAACCCAAAAATAAAAAACGGCAGAGGTAAGCAAGTCAGAGCTTTAGAGACTATGACTACCGATGATTCAACCCTGCCTATGGTTTTTCCAATTACACTATTAAAAAAGAGACGAGAGTGGAAGAATGCCACCTTCGTTAATTCATCCAATGATGTCTTTACTCTCCTACCCAAAAGTCATAGAAGCGTCCCTTTGATTATTCCTATGACTATAGCCAAACAGGCTCTCGGTTGGGACAATTTCTACATCCCTACCGAATACACAGAGGAATAATGAGAAAGCAACTAG